ATCATATCGTGGAACCAGAAAATGTTGCATCTTATATTAAAATTTTTTTGTTGTGGAAAGTGTTAATTTATCATATGATATCATAAATTAGCACATATGAACCTTTTAATATTTAAAATATTTCACTAATATAAATGACTCAAACATTCATTTATCCAGAAATTAGTTTTCCCAATGGTGTTTGGACGGGCGATATTAGTTCAACTTCAGTTGTTTTATCCACAAGAGTAAATGTTATCGACAGTAAAATAGAAAGTGTTCCTTTGGTTGTGCAAGTTTCCATTACTTCCATTTTCAATAACTGTGTTAGTCCTGTCATTAGTAAAAATATTATGGTTTATCGTGACAGTATAAATTACAGAAAACAACCAGGGAATTATGTCGCCAAGGTTGAAATTTCAGATTTGCAACCAGATACAGCCTATTTTTTTAGATTCGTGAGTCCAACTAATGCTTATTCAGCAGTGGGTTATTTTGTGACATTACCCGATAAAAATTCCGACCTACCCATCACATTCGCTGTCATATCATGTATGAATACTCGACCATTTGATCCAACAAATGGCATCAAAATTGATGGCAAAATTAAGTTCATTCATTTTAATGGTGACACTGTTTATTGTGATTTGTTATCTGGAAATTATTTTGATCCTGACAGTATATGTGGTTCTGAGACCAAACTAGCATATTATCGAAATTTATATCAAAATCTTCACAGTCCCGATTATGCTGGCCAAAGTATGATGGAAATATTTAACAGAATACCATTTTTTTATAGTTGGGATGACCATGAAGTATCGGATAATTATGCTGGACGCTATCATAATTGTGATCCGGAGAAAGCTATTCAAATATCCGATTATGTACCGATTCGTTTTGTTGAAAATTTAAAAAGAATTGGTTACCGCGCATTCATTGAATATGCGGCGATACCAACCAAATTTCACGACGAAAATGACATCACCTCAGATCCAGAATTCAACATAAACCGAATTTTTCGCAAAGTCAAAATAAATCTTGGTGTAGAAAATATTATAATTGATGCCAGACAATATCGAGATGCCCAATATTATATTCCCCATGATATTAATTTTCCATTGGTTCCAATTTTACCTCCAATCAATCCATCAGATCCACAAGGTCCTTCAATTACTTTGGAAATTTTACTCACTCAATTTGGTCCTCTGAGTTTGGCTTTGAGAGAGCTCCAACAAAATCAACCGGAAATATTCGCCAGATTGTTTGGTCCTCCTGGTTACCAACCTATTCCCCTGAGAGAACAAAATATTACTATGCTTGGTTGTTTACAAAAAGAATGGTTAAAAAAACAATTGCTTGAATCAGAATCCGCATTTAAATTTATTATTAATGGTGTCACTTTCAGTAGCATTTATTTCAACATTTATGATTCGTGGGAGGGTTATTATCGGGAGAGACAAGAAATTATTGATTTTATTGTTGAAAATAAAATACAGGGAGTTATTTTTTTGACAGGAGATTTACATGCCGGTATGATAAATCGTATTACACCATCTAATTCGGAAATTCCCATTTGGGAAATTGTCACTGGTCCCATCGGACAATTCACTTTGGGATATAGTGTGATACAAGTTTCGGGTCTTGTTGGAAGCGATGTTCTTTTATATGGTATGCTCAATGCATTTTTGGCAAGTCCAGAACATGGAGGACAACCCCAATATACCGCCAATTCACTTAGATTTTTGACTATAAATACTCCCAATTACATGCGTGTAGAATATTTAGGAAATAATTTGGTTAATATCTCTTTGCGCGATGGCAAGGGTAGCATCATTATTGATGAAAGAGGTAGACAGGGTGTCATAACATTAACCAGTACCGGTCTTGAAATTTAAATAGTCCCGAATTTGGATATTTTGATGTGGTCATAACTATTATAATCACATCAAATAATAACATCAAACAATAGCATCAAACAATTATTGGATCACTTCGTCAACACGTTATATATTGTGATAATGGCTGACTTATCAAAAATTGATATACGCAAAATAATATAATTTGTTCTTTGGTCACGGAATAATTAACATTTTTGGGTATAATTTTTTCAACAGTTCCACGCAAGTCATCAATGGGAAAATAGTATGTCATGTCACTCAAAATTTCTTTGATAGGAAAAACATTGGCCACCAAATTATGATAAATTTCCATATCAATTGATACGTGATTCGAGCTGGATGCTATTTCATTTTTGCTGATATGATGTACAATCTCTTTTTCTATTGGATGATTTGGGTTATCGAATTCCCAATATATTTCTCCCGTTATTTTAACGGATTTATTAATTGACATGATTTCAAATAATTCTGAAATCAGCACATAATATATGTCAATCATCTCAAAAATGGCAGAGGCCACATGTTTAACCGTGATTTTCTCGCCATAATATGGACAAAGAAATTTCACATTATTTGGATCTAACAAGTGACATGCAATGAGTAGAGCTGGGTACTGTAATTGTGGTGAATGATTTTCGATAAGCAACATTTTAAGGATATTGTCACAATATATTGTAAATTCTTCCGAATCAAAATATTCGAGAGCAATGCTTTCTGCATTAACGAATCGGTCTGTGTCAGTATCTTCACAAGGACAACTTGATTCATCAAAAGTGATTTTAAATTCAAATTTGAACACTCCACCTAAATATTTTAGCAATTTCTTTGATTCATTTTGTGAGGAGGCCGAACAAAAGTCCATTATTTGAATGGCCATCAAATATTTGAATTCTGGACTGTCAAACCTGGTCTCGGCATAAACAGAATTAATGGCCTCGATGGGAATCCCATTGGCTAAAATTTTTTTAATGGCATCATGATCTTGTTCTTTGATCGATGTCATTAATTTGAGAACTTCGATATTATCATTAATTTGGACAGATTCGCTGTTGGCCATGATCTTAATAATAGGTTGAATAATAACTATTTATTGATAACGTATTATTAAGATAATTCCAAATTTCAATTTTTTTCTAGCGAACAAAAATTTTTTGCATATATTTTTCGTTATGATAAATACGTAAACATTCAGGACAGTGTCCATAATTTTTTTCAATAAGCCATTGTGGATGTTTATGTTTGTTACAAAACTGGCATGAAACTAATTTGCAATAATATTCACATTTGTATGGTTTGTAGTAACCATATGATCGTTTTTTAATACATTTGCCATTACCATAACATTTCATGTGATATTTGTTTCTCACTGCCAATATTTTATTAATGATATTATCTTTTTATATGCTGTTAATAGTTTTCAAAATGATGGATGTTACTTGGTAAGGATCAATGTTGGCGGCAGGACGTCTGTCCTCGAAATATCCCATATCATTTTTGACAGTGTCATTAGGTATGCGGATACTAGTTTTACGACTGCCGACACCAAAAGTAAATTCATGATAACTGGATGTTTCATGTAAACCCGTCATACGCATTTTATTGTCCACGCCATAAACTTGCATATGTTTTAAATGATTCTTCTCAAGTTTAGGCATAACATCCAAAATAACTTGATAACCACCTGGTTCTCGCATGACTTTGGTACTAAAATTGGTATGGCATCCAGAACCATTCCAATCACCAGCCAAAGGCTTTGGATGATAAACAATATATGTTTGGTATTTTTCACTAATTTTTTCCAATAAATAACGGGCAATCCATAATTGGTCCGCGGCATCGATTCCTTCCACGGGACCAATTTGAAATTCCCATTGTCCTGGAGCCACTTCACTGTTGGTTCCCGAAACTTTAATGCCGGCATACATACAGGCCAACATATGCTCATCACTAATTTGGCGCCCGAAAGCATTTTGGCCACCAACAGAGCAATAATATGGACCTTGCTTTTTGGCTGGATCAAAACCTAATGGTTTGTGGTCCGCACCAAAAATGAAATATTCTTGTTCTAATCCATACCAAGGTTCCTGGTCGGCATATTGTTTGAATATTTTTTCGGCGGCGTTTCTATGATTATATTTGGCTGGTTGACCATTGGGCATATAAGTATCACACAAAACAATCAGTCCATCGGGTTTCTTGAATGGACATTTAAATATTCTTCTTGGTTGCAAATATATTTCCGAAGCACCACCATCAGCCTGGTCTGTGGAACTACCGTCATAATTCCAAACAGGGATATCACTAAGATTATTCACGGTTTGGTACAGGACACGAGTTTTTGATCGCAATTCCCCTTGTCCTCCAATCCAAACGTAATCTACTATTGTTGTCATATTAAGTACTTTATAAATTAATAATTTATATCAAATAATCGTTTATAATATATTCTGACCCAAATACTGGCCATTTCGAATATATGAGTTAATTTTCAACATCTAAAAACATCATTAACTAACATAACAAAGAAATGACTTTGGCCGAAAGTAATTTGACAGTTCTCGGGATTGGAGTTTCGCCGGTGAAAAACGATGGTGTTCTACGCTTTGAGCACTTTTGCCATCTGTATGGTTTGTCTTATCAAATTGTGGGCGATGGGAAGGTTTGGCGTGGGGGCGACATGTCGGCGGGTGCGGGTGGTGGACAGAAAATTAATGAATTGGTAGAAGCCATCAAAAATATGGACAATCGTTTAATTATTGTTTGTGATACCTTTGATTTATTCCCGATGGCAGGACTCGAAGAAATTTTAACCAAATATGAAAATTTGTGTGAACCTGGACAAGTACTATTTTCAGCTGAATTTTTTTGTTGGCCGGACAAAGAACTGGTCAAATGTTATCCACCAGTCCAAACCAAATATAAATATTTGAATTCGGGCAGTTTTATGGGTTATCGTGATGACATTTACGAACTAATTCGGGATGGCCAAGTTCAAGACAATGATGATGACCAGCGATATTTCACTCAGAAATTTTTGCTACAAGAAAAAGACAAGCCAAAAATTGTTTTGGACTACAATTGTGAACTATTCCAAGCTGTGAATGGTTGCCAGGAAGATTTGGTAATTCATAAAAATCGAATATACAATAAATACACACGTACCTATCCCGTTTTTATTCACGGGAATGGTCCATCTAAATTATTTTTAAATCATTTGGAAAATTATTTGGAAAGTCAACCATATCTCATTAAATATCGTAACGAGATGAAAGCTCTCAAATTGTTAGATTCACCCAAAATTTTTGTAGCAGCTTACATCAATTCAGAAAGAGAAATGGAGATGCAACAATTTTTGGAAAAATTATGTGCTCTGGATTACGATAACAAAATTGTTTTCGTTTATGATCGCTATAAAAGTTTAACAACCCAGGAATTGTGTTTCCAGATGGGATTCGAATATGTTGCCAAAATAAATACATATGAATGGACACATTTCAAACAAACTGATTGTCAGTTCTACTTTTTGTTGGAACAACGATGTATGCTAACCAAGATTGATATTTTGCATGAACTTGTGACCTACACTGACAATTATCATCGAATTATTGTGCCCATGCTCAGCAAACCAAATAGTTTATTTTCAAACTTTTGGGGCGCGCTGGACAAAAGAGGATATTATGAACGATCTGTTGACTATGTAGAATTAGTAGAACGTCAAAAATGGGGTTTATGGAATGTTCCTTATGTCACGGGAGTTATTTTATTCAGCAGAGAAATTGTCTTGGATTGGGATCTCATGCGATCCAATAAATTTACCGATCCAGATATGCGTTTATGTGAAAATTTAAGAAAGAATACCCTCTTTATGTATATCACTAATGTTAATTCGTATGGATATTTAGTGGAACAATCTTAAAAAAAATTGAAATATACATTATTTGGACAATTCATATACTGTAAATATCAATTATTAAAGAATTTGATACTTGATATCATCATGTCCCACATCATGATAGAATCATTTGAATTGACTCACGAATGCGAACTAAATTTGTTGGATATCCCTCCCGAAATTTTGAGTTTGATTTTCGATATACTGGGTAAATATGCTTCTATTTTTCTGGCTATGACTTGTTTCCGCATGTGGGAAATTTATGATGATCGTTATTTGAAAAATAGAAAATTGGGCACTTTTCGAAGAAATATTTTCAGAGAAATTGTTTTCCTGGCCAAAGAAGGCAATCTCACGTGCCTAACATATCTTGATGAAAAATTCCATTATTTTTCCGGCGGTTATTTTCCCACAAAAATTTCCAATATTATGTCATCTAAACGTCATGCCGAACATATCAAAAAATTAATTGAGTTGGATAATGATACTGATACATATATGACATTAATGGGATTGGCGGCTAGATGGGGACATCAACATATTGTAAAGTGGATGGCTGAATTAAATTATCCAGTTGATAAGCGAGTATGTATAGGTGCCGCCTTTGGGGGACATTTAACCATCTTAAAATGGGCCAAGGAAAAATATTGGTCATCGAAAACAAAAGTAGACCGCTTTAATAGGCCATTAATTTATAATGCGGCTGTGGGCGGCCATTTAGATATTTTAATTTGGGCCAAAGAAAATAACTTTACCATATATGATATAATTTATACTGGTGCCATACTGGGAGGACATTTGCATATCATTCAATGGGCATTGGATAATAATATCAAGATATTAAACGGACTAGATTTTGGAAAAGCAGCTTTTTATGGTCATTTACATATTCTTCAATGGGCTCGGACAAATAATTATGGTTGGAGAACGGATACATGTTATCGTGCTGCAAAAAAAGGATATCGCCATATTGTTAGATGGGTTTTGGAAAATGAAGGCCCATTAACTGATTCAGGTTATTATTATATCATCAAACGTGGTTGGTTGGAACTTCTGGAATTGATAAAACCCAAATATTATCGAATGACGACGCATGTCTGCTCAAGCGCAGCCGCGGGAGGCCAGTTGAAAATTTTAAAACAAGCAAGACAAGATGGTCTTCCATGGAATGAGAAAACTTGTTCTAGAGCCGCCAAAAATGGTCATTTGAAAATACTACAATGGGCACGATCCAATGGTTGCCCCTGGGATGAACATGTTTGTATTGAGGCTGCCAAAAATGGTCATTTGAAAATACTACAATGGGCACGATCCAATGGTTGCCCCTGGGATGAATATGTTTGTATTGAGGCTGCCAAAAATGGTCATTTGGAAATACTTCAATGGGCACGAACCAATGGTTGTCGCTGGAATGAACATGTTTGTATTAAGGCTGCCAAAAATGGTCATTTGAAAATACTCCAATGGGCACGAACCAATGGTTGCTCATGGAATGAACATGTTTGTATTGAGGCTGCCAATAATGGATATTTGGAAATACTCCAATGGGCACGAACCAATGGTTGCCCATGGAATAAACACGTATGTACGAAGGCAGCTCGAGCTGGACATCTGAATGTCTTACAATGGGCACGAGCCAATGATTGCCCATGGGATAAAAAAACATGTGTAGAGGCAGCATTTGGTGGACATTTAGAAGTTCTGATCTGGGCACGGGCCAATGGTTGTCCATGGAATGCGAAAGTTTATGAGTCGGCTCTTCGGGGTAATCATCCGGAAATTTTTAGATGGGCCGTAGCACATGGTTGTCCACAAAGTTGTCGTCTCAATGTACTTTGTCTTAATGATAGGTTCGATATAGTTCATCTTGATGATGAGTTGCCATCTTGGTACTGAAATGATTTCAATTTTTCGTAGATAAATTTATCCACAATAAATTGAAAAAAAAATAATTCAAAGAAAACTTTGATCCAACCAGTACATGATCAATGTTTGATATAACCTGATAATAATGAGCCAAACGAATGACCAAACACTGGATTTTTATTCAGGTCCATATCTGATTTTACCCCCTGAAATTTGGTATCAGATCACTACATATCTGGGAAAATATGATGATATCATGTTGTCACTGACGTGTCGTTTTTTTCGGGATATTTATTGGTATCTTTTCATGAAAGGAAGAAACTATTATTATTTCCGCAGAAATATTTTCCAGCAAATTGTTTTCTTAACTGCCCTAGTGGTCTTGATTGTCTTAAATATTTCGATAATAGATTTAAATATTTATCTAATCCTTATTTCCCGATGAAAATTCTTAATATCATGTCATACAAAAATACAGACAAAAATA